GGATGGTTTTGTTGCTTTCGAGCGATGTGACGGCAAGTTGCTCGATGCTGGAACCGCGCCCGTCAAATATATCCTGCAAGCCTAAAAAAAGGAGGCATTCATGTATCGCGGATCCATGATTAAGCGAGCCAAAGTCACTCGCATCAAAAACGCCGTCGCGGCCGGTACAACCGAAGTCCTATCGGATGTGCTGGACATGCAGGGCTACGATTCGGTGATGTTCATTGCCGTCCTGGGCGATGTCACCGATACGTCCGTCCTGACGCTGACGGCGAAAGGTAACACGGCCAGCAGCACCAGCAGTCCGACGCCTGTGGCCATCACCGACGGGAGCTGCACGTTTACCGCCGGCGCGACTGACGCTGACAACAAAATGATGATCGTCGATGTTCTGCGACCAGCGAAGCGTTACGTTTTCGCTTCGTTGACCAGGACCACGGCGAACGCCGTTGTTGATTCGATCATTGCCATCCAGTATTGCAGCCGGTCGGTCGACATCACGCAGGGCAGCACCGTGTTGAAATCAGCCCTTTCTACTCCGGAAGCCTAAGGAGGTGAAACATGGCTGATGAATCCGTTCAACCATTGGTCTATTTGGAACAGGGAGGCGCGAAATTTATCGTTGCCTCCGGTGGAACCATCGACATCGAAACCGGCGGGAAAGTTCTCACGAACGGAACGCAGGCGACGGCGTTGACCACCAAACTGACCACGTTGACCGCCACGGCGCCAGGGTCGGCTGACTATGCGATCCAGGATCTGACCAACACCGGACCTTACGGGTTCGTCAGCAAGGACGAGGGCAACAGCGTCCTTGCGGTCATCATCAATCTGCAAACGCGGGTTAATGAACTGGAGAGCAAGTTGCAGGCACTGGGCCTGATTGCTTAACGACGGACCGAGGTGGTGATCTGTGTATGGTCTGACGCGAATCCAGTCGGCATCCACCGAACCAGTTTCCCTGTCGGAACTGAAAGCGTGGCTGCGTCTGGAGGACTCGTTTGACGATGCGCTGATCACCTCCATCGGTCAAGCCGCACGAACAATGGTGGAACGTGCATCCGGTCGCCAGTTGGTCACATCCACCTGGCTGATGAGCCTGGACACGTTTCCTTGGCAAGGTGGTTGGTGGTTCATGGAGGCGCCAACCATTTTTCCTGATCCGCATTCCATCCGCATGCCAAAGGCACCGCTGCAAAGCGTGACCAGCATCACATATGTGGCAATGGACGGCACGACAAAGACCTTGCCGACGACCATCTACAACGTGGACACGCGCAAGGATCCAGGTCGGGTGCAATTGGCGTTTGGCCAGACCTGGCCGGTGACCAAGCCGCAGCCGGGAGCCGTGGAAATCACGTTCGTGGCTGGCTACGGATCGGCCGCTAATGTGCCGGATGATCTGAAAACGGCAATTAAGATGACCGCAGCCTGGATCTACGAGCATCGCGGCGAGGATAAGGACACCAACTCGATGGACATTCCGGTGGTGGTCGATTCGCTGATTCGGCTGAACTGGCACGGTGAACTGGAGTATGGAATATGATCGGCGGAATGCGAAAACAGGTCCGCATTCAGAACCGATCGGTCACGCAGGACAGCTTTGGCGGCGTCGAGGAATCGTGGGTTGACCTTGGCACACGCATGGCCGAAATCGTTCCGCTGTCCAGCCGCGAACTGTGGTATGCCAGCCAGATCGAAAGCAACGCCACACACAAATGCACGCTGCGTTATTTCAATGGATTGACCGTGCAGTGCCGGTTCATCGTCGATGAAAAAAAGTATGAGGTTTCATCGGTGCTGAACCCGGACGGACGCAAACGCTGGCACGAATGCACGATCGTTGAGGAAACCTAATCCATGTTCAAGGTCACCGCAGTAATAGACAGGGATGGATTGGACGGCACCTTGAAAATGCTGAAATGGTTGCCGAAAAAACTAGGCGAAAAGGTCTTGAAAAAGGCCGTTGGCATAGCGTCGCGAAAGTTATCCAAAGCGGTCAAAAACGGTCTGCCTGTTCGCACCGGAATTTTGAAAAAGTCGATCGGTGCCAAGATCAAGCAATATCGCAACACCAAGATCATCGTCGGTGTGGTCGGCGCAAAGAAAGGATTCAGGACGCAAGTTGGCACCTACAAACGCGACAGCCGAAAGTCAGCAAAATATCCGCACAAAAAAGGCGATCCGATCTATGTGAATCCAGTCAATTATCTGCACCTGGTCGAACTGGGAACCGAACGCAGTCGTGCGTTCAGAATCCTGGAAAACACCACCAATGCGATGAAACCGACGATTCGTGCGGAAATGATCAAAGCGATCAACACAGGCTTGAAAAAGTTTGCGGATGGGACACTGTGAAAATCGAGGAAGCCTTTTATTCCCTGTTGCTGAATGACACGGCCGTTCGCCAGATGGTCGGCACACGCATTTACCCGTTGGTAGCGCCGCAGTCGACCACGTTTCCATTTCTGATCTACCAGGAATCCGGTCACTCGCGGCTGCCGTCCATCAAGGGAAACACGCAAATCAGAACGTTTCGCTGTCGGGTGGATGGCTATAGCGAATCCTATGCGGACGCCAAGGAAATCCGCGATGTCATCCTGTCCAAACTGGTCAACTACACCGGAACCACCGGTGACATTTCCATCCAGTACATCGATCAGGAAGACACATCCGACGAACATCTGCCGCCCGTCCACAGCGACGAGCGCGGCATCTTTGGCGCTGGCCTGGATTTCGTGGTCTATTACACCGGAGGTGATTGATGGCAACCCGATTTGATAACGATGTCTACGTTGCCGGGAGTTTGATTCCGGTTGGTGGAATCACGCTGCCATCCAGTTCCGTGACCAACACGAGCGTGCAGGCTGGAGCCGACATCCTGGCCAGCAAACTGGAACATCAGCACGAAATTGTGTTTTCGCAGGACATCGGCGTGGACTGCGCCAGTCAAGCCAAAGTGGTCCATGTGGTCTATGGAACCAGCGGCACGATCGTGGCGTTCAAGGCCGGAGCCGTCACGGTGGCCGGTGCAACGACAACGGTGGCCGTTGACCTGAAGAAAAACGGCACCACCTGTCTTTCATCGACCATTACTTTGAACAACACGCAGTCTAACTACCAGTTGGTTACCGGCACGCTATCCGTTACCAGCCTGGCGGCCGGTGATGTGCTGTCGGTGCATTTCACATTGACGGGATCAAACAAGCCGCAAGGCGTATTCGCAACTTTGGTCCTAACTGAGAAAGCGAGCTAAAAAATGGCATCCTTAGCAAAAGGTCTAAAGCTGGAATACAGCAGCAACGACAGCAGCTACACCGACGTGGGCGAACTGTCATCCGTCAGCGAGCCGGGACAGTTCACCGCGCCGGATGTCGATGTCACACCGGTGGACACGACCGGCACCGTTCGCTCGTTCCTGGTCGGCATGAAAACCGGTGGCACGTTCACGTTTTCCATCTATTGGGCAAAGGCGTCGCAGACCGCGTTGGACGGCATCGTGACGGCCGGAACCAACTATTACTGGAAACTTACGCTTCCGGACACCAGCACATACAAGTTCCAGGGAATCCTGAAAAGCGCCATTTTAGGTGCTGTATCCAACCCGGACGACGTGATGACCATCACCGGAACGGTCACCGTTAATTCAGCCATCACCTACGCGGCGGCCGCCTGATGATCAAGAACGCAATTTTAGTGAACCGTCGCAAACCCGTTCCGGTAATCGTGCCGGAATGGGACGGAATGACCATTTACCTGGTGCCACTCAGCCTGTCGGACCTGTTTTTTCTCGAGCAGTCCAACCGGAAAGAAGACCACGGTGCCAAGGCTTTCACCACGGCGACCGCATTGGTGCGGCACATTGTCGATGCCGACGGTGAAAGAATTTTCGACGACGCCGACCACCAAAAACTGATCGATACGCAACCGGCCGCACTACTGGCCAACCTATTCGCAAAGTTGGCCGAAATCAGCCAGCCACAAGCGGAGAGCGCGGAAAAAAACTCCGCGAACAACCGCTGACTAGGTGGTTGATGCGCGTGTCGTTTCGCCTGGGCAAGACCTTAAAGGAACTGCTGGACACCATGACGCTGGACGAGGCTGAACTTTGGATGGCATTCGAGCGGCTGGAAGGTCCGTTGGGTCCAGAGCGTGATGACCTGCAATCGGTGCAGACCTCGGCCACGGTAGCGAACATGTTTAGGTCCAGAAACACCGAACCGATCAATCCAGTTGATTTGATTCCGGACTGGGCAGGCAACAAACGCGAACGACAGATGGAACGAACAATAGCGGCGTGGCAGGCATTAGGTAAACGACTGGAGGCCGAACAGCATGGCTAGCATCGGCAGCGTCGTTACCAAAATCACCGCCAACGCCGACGGCATGACGGCAGGCATTAGCAAAGCGCAGATCATCTTGAAAGGTGGTCTGGCCAAAATGCAAGAAAGTGTTTCCCGGTTCGGCGAAACCTTTGCCGGTGTGCTGGCTGGAAACTTTGCCACCGACGCGATCAAAAAAGGTTTTGGCTTTCTGTCCAACGTGTTCACCGATGGTAACGAAGCCATTTTGAACATGGGCAAGGCAGCACGAAAAGCTGGCGTGGACATCGGTGGTATGCAGATCGTCGCCGAAGCGATGGGAGGCGACACCGAAAAAGCAGCCGAAGCCATGCTGAAACTTAGCGAAAACATCGGCAAAGCGGCCGTCGAGGGTGCCGACGAACCGTTCAAAAAACTTGGCCTGGATGCGATGGAATTGTCGGCGATGTCTGCCGACAAAAGGATGATGTCGATCGCCGAAAAGCTGTCTGCCATTCAGGATCCGATTGCACGTGCACGCATCGGCACAGGACTGTTCGCGGATCAGTGGAAAGAGGTATCCGCCGTTCTGTACGATGGCGGAAAACTGCTGGCCAGTACAGCTGAAAATCTGGACAAGTTTGGCGCGGGATTCAACGAATCGGCGCTGCAATCAGCCAAGGACGCCGAGCAGGCTTTCAAGCAAGTCAGTTACTTGTGGAAAGGATTCACGAATCAGGTCGGCCAGGCGATCGCGCCGATCGTCGCAGAAGTGGCCAAGGCTTTTGGTTCGATCGCTGACTATGGCATCACGTTCCAGGGACTGCGGGACAAGATCGTTGACGTTGCCGAATGGATCGCGAAAGCGGGCGCGTTTGTCCGCGAATCATTTGCCGATCCTGAACTGATCACCAAGGCCTGGGACGTTGTTTTTCAATTTATCCAGGCTGGTTTGAATGATCTAAAGGCAAACCTTTTCGATTCGATCAGTTACTTTTTGCCAGGCAAGGCATTGGAGGCGGAAGGTCTACGCGGTCTGGCTGACGCACAGCGAAACCTCGGCAAGGCGATGGGAAAAAAGCTAGGCCAGGAACTTGCCGACTTACCATCGTTCAAAAAGGTCGATGAGGTTTTTGCCAACGTCCGCGACCGAATCAAGGACACCAAAAAAGACGCACAGCAATTCAACCCGTTTGAACTCTGGGCGCAAAGCATGGACAAGTTAAAGGACAGCCTAAAAACCGGATTCGACACATTCCGCGAAGAAGCGAAACGGGTCGTCGGCCTGCTGGATTTCGCACGAAAGGCCGGAAAATTGACGGCCGCTGATGCAGCGGTTGGATTTCAGGCATTAGGCCGCAGCGTACAAGGCCTACTATCCAGCCTGCCGCAGATGAAATTCGCCGGTGCGATGGAACTGGGCAGCGGTGAAGCTTATTCGGCAACTATCGCGGCACAATTTGATGGCAAACAATCCGTCCAGGAAGCGATTGCCGAATTGAACCGGCGACAACTGGAAGAACAGCAGATTCAAACTGAACTAGGCAAACAGACCGTTGATGCGTTGCGGAACCTCGGATTCCTGGAGAGGGCCATTCCGTAATGCCGACCACCTACACCGTCATTGAAACCGGCATCACCGCGAACGTGGACGAAAGCGGCAACCGATCCTATACGCGAAAGTTCGTGGTCAAGTTGTCGGCCGCCGTGTCTTCGCTGGATGTGTTGCAGGGTGGCCAGGTGGCCGATCCGCCGTTGCCGCGATTCGGTCAGATCATGGTCACCAAGTCCGGAACACCGGACGGTTCGGCCGTGTGCATCGGTTTGGACGTGGCACAACGCAGCGAATCGGTTTACCTGTGGGATGTGACGGCTAACTATTCCAGCCGTGTCCGTGCCGGTGGCAGCGTTTCATTCGGTGGATCCGGTGCCGGTGCGTCCGGTGGCGGCAAGGTGCCTGCGGCATCCGGTGGCCTGCCGGCTGCACCAGATGCGCCACAATCAGGCGGAGCTGCTGGTGGATCGGCATCCACAACCACACCAACCATCATCGAAAATCCGCTATCCCGACCGGCGAAATACAGTTGGTCCTCGGTCAAGACTCAGGAAATCCTCGAATTTGACCTGAACGGAAACAAGGTCACAAATTCGGCCAATCAGCCATTTGATCCGCCAGTGCGGACCGAAATGGCGCACCCGCAACTGGTCGTGACAAAGAATATGCCGATCACCACTGTGGTCAGTTCGTGGATCCGCACTTACGTCGGAGCGATCAACAGCGCCACTTGGAAAGGTTTTCCGGCCAAGTCTTTGAAATTGAACGACATTTCGGCTACGTCGGAAAACGAAAACGGAATCTGGTTTTGGGCGATGACCTTTACCTTTGAACACCGGCCAGGCGGATGGAATCCCGTCAAGATTTTGGATGCCGGATGGTTTGATTCGACCGGCAAGGAAATCCGGACCAACCTTGGAAACACACCTGGAACGGTGCCATTGCTGGACGGATCCGGTGCCAAACTGACCGGAGGTGGAACACCTGTTTTCAAGGAATTTACCGTCTATTACGAAGTGAACTTTGACAACCTGGGGCTGTTCTAATGTCTGTTACATTCACGCCACGATCCGCCGACCGCATTTCACGAATCACGCAATGGGCCGAAAAGACCATCGGCACCGAGCGTGGTGATTCTGGCCAGGCGTTGCCAGCCGATGCGGTATATGTGCTGACCACCAGCGGCACGGCAACCAGTGGTCTTTATCCTGGCAAGGTTGTCCTGTACGACGCCAACGCTAATGTCTGGCGTGAATACGGGACAGTGAAACTTAAACCGGCCAACAGCGAAACACTAACCGATGCCACACGATACGCGGCCAGGCACAGTGGCAAAACCAGCGGTGGCGATGATGTGTTCACGGTTCTGCAAGGTGGAGGCGGATTAACAGTTGCAGAACTGGATGGCACGCCAAGTTATACAGGAATCACACAAATACAGTTTGATCAGGCGGATGGGTTTATTGTTTCCCAACCTTTGACTGGTATTGCAAGAATTGATATGTATCGTGCAACCGAAACAATAGAGGGAATTGTTTCAACAACGGGCCAAACTTTTGCTGGCGTAAAAACATTTAATGATGGCATAATTTATGAGTACAACAGCACATTTTATGGTGCATCAACACCGGTTGGGAAACTTTATTGCAGCACGAAAATAACAAACAACCGAATAGGATTTTTTCACATTTCACAAGGAGACACTGCTGATCGTTATTTTGTTGGATCAAGAGGAGCAGTCAGTACACCTGGCTCAACCTATGACAGGTATGATTGCGGTTTTGAATTTGTAAGCACGAGCTATTATGGCGAAGTGGTATTAAGTGCGAGAAAGTTCGCATCAAATTTGAGCGGATCGATTGTGAATGTTTATTCAGAAAATCCAATTCTAAAGGTTAAATATGGAGGAAACGAACTAACGGGACAGACTGGAACGCTGAAAAGCAATGCTACTGTTACTTGCGGAATCGTCACTAATCTTGGCACTACTTCCGTTCAATCCTCCTCCTGGATGGGCTTTTAAATGGCACTCGGCACATCCACAGCAGTTGATTTCTTTGAGGGTTCGGCATTCGGTCAAACGAATTCGACCACGGCCGTGACGCCAATATCCGCGCCTGCTAGTGGCAAGCGGCGTTTGATCCGCAGCATCAGCGTCCACAACAACGACACCGTGTCAGCTACGGTGACGATTCGCATTTACGACAGCAACAGCGGAAACCGTTTCATCGTCCACAAGGAAGCGATCGACAGCGGGAAAACCTTGCTGTATGACCGTGTCATGGTTTTGGCGTCCACCACCGAAAGCCTGGAAATCATCCTTGGTGGTGCGATCACCACGAACCAACTGGATTATTACGCCGTCTATGCCGAAGTGGCCTGACAAAAGCCCGTCAAACCAGAATGATAAATAAAGGAGGTGCGAGACATGGCAGATGACTTTTCGGCCTATTCAACGGCGCTTGATTCACCGGTATCCAGGCTGGTTAGCGTCACGTGCAGCGACAGCGAAGATTTGGCCACGGTGGCAAGGGTGCTGTACATCACCACCAGCGGCAACGTAAAGTTGACCACGCTTGGCGGTGACACCGTCACCATCAACCTGGACAAGG